GCTTGGAACTTGATGCTGAAGAGACAGAAGAAACAGAGCAAGGAGAAGTTGAATTATGAGTGATCAAGCACAATTAATCTTTATCAAAGATGATGTTAAATATGATGTTAATAAACTATCACCTGAAGGACAATCAGTTTTTGGTATTTTACTTAATGCTCAAAACAAAATGCGTAACGCTGAATTAGAAGTAACTTTGGCGAGAGCATCTATCATGACTTTAAATCAAAGCATGAGTGAGCATTTAGTTGATGAAGCAATTATTGAAGATGAACAAGCAGAGACAGAGGATTAATCATGGCCTTTGCAAAATACCACTTACCTTGTACTGTTTGTGGTGGATCAGACCCGGTGTCTGTCAATGAAGACGGCTCCGGGTTTTGTTTTAGTTGCAAGCATCACTACAAAAACTATGAGGAAAGTATGGAAGGACAAGTTACTGATTTAAAATCATACAAAGAATTAGATAGAAACTACAAATCTTTTTATCCTATAAAACACAGGGGTATATCAAAAGAAACCGCCAAGAATTATGGTGTACAGGTTTCGCTAAATGAAAAAGATGACATTGATAAAATATATTATCCTTACTTTAAAGGGACAGAACACGTTGCTACTAAAATAAGAACAGTTGCAACCAAAGAATTTCACTGGACAGGAGAGCCAAAAAAATCAGAATTGTTTGGACAGTCTGAGTTTCCTGCCGGATCAGCAATGTATGTAACTATTTGCGAAGGAGAGGATGATGCACAAGCCGCCTTTCAAATGCAAGGCTCTCAATATCCTTGTGTTTCTGTAAAGTCAGGTAGCTCCGCGTTAGCAGATTGTAAAGCATCGTATGAATACCTAGATAGTTTCCCTACTATTGTTGTTTGTTTTGATGAAGATGATGTAGGCCGTAAGAGCGCGGAGCAAGTCGCTGAATTGTTTGGCGGTAAAGCTTTAATCATGAAACATCCTAAAGGTTTTAAAGATGCTTGCGATTATCTAAAGGCAAATCAACAAGCTTTGTTTGTTTCAATGTGGTGGAAGGCTGAGAAGTATATACCCGATGGTATAGTTATTAGTGATCAGTTACATGAAGAAGTTATGTCTGATCTTGAAATGCCTTTCTGTAGTTATCCTTGGGACTGTATGAATCTTATGCTATATGGTATGAGAAAAGCAGAGTTGATTACATTGACAGCAGGTACAGGCATAGGAAAAACTACTTTAGTTAAACAGATACAGGAAGAAATATTTAAATTTACAGATGAAAAGATTGGTGTTATTTCTTTAGAAGAAAACGTAGCTACTGCCGCGTTAGGGTTAATGAGTTTATCTGCTAATAAACTTTTACATCTACCTACCAGAGAACAGATGGTTAAATATATCTTAAAAGATCCATCTAACATATTCAAAAAACCTAAACTTGCAGAGAGTATTTCATCAGAGGAAAAACAAAAAGCTTATGATGACATTTTAAAAAGTGGTAGGTTTTTATTCTTGAAACATGTTGGTAAGTTCGACATGGAAAATGTTTTAAATAGAATTAGATATCTAGCTAAAGCAGAAGATTGTGGTGTAATTGTTTTAGATCACATAAGTATTTTAGTAGGTATGGCTATGAGTGCTAGTTCGGATGAAAGAAAAGCAATCGATGCGGTTATGCATAATTTAAGAGCAGTAGTAGAAGAAACAGGTGTAAGTCTGATAGCTATTAGTCATCTTAGTAAAGCTACTGGTAGTAGAAACAGCCACGAAGAAGGCGGAAGAGTGAGGCTACAAGACTTGAGAGGTTCTAACGCTATTGCTCAGTTAAGTAATATTGCGATTGCACTTGAGGGTAATCGACAGGCTGAAGACCCTGAAGAAAGAAACATGACAGTCGTTAGAGTTTTGAAGAATAGGTTTAGTGGTGAGACAGGAATATGTGGTTATTTAAAATATGATTCTTCTACAGGTAGGCTTAGTGAAGTAGATGATTATGATTGTGGAGAAGTTATTTGAATTTAATTATAGACATCGAGGCTGATGGACTTGAACCGACAGTTATCTTTTGTACTGTTGCGATATGTGCAGATACCAAAAAGGTTTATACATTTGACAATACACAAATAAAAGAGGGTTGTAAGTTTCTTAGTGATGCTGACAAATTAATAGGTCACAATATATTAGGCTATGATATTCCGGCTATCTTAGATATAGAGGGAGTAGATTTATATGATAAGAGAATAGTAGATACTTTGGTTTTATCTAGATTGTTTCAGCCAAATAGAGAGGGTGGTCATGGCTTAGAAAGTTGGGGCTATAGATTAAAGTTATTGAAAGGCGATTACGGTGATGACAACGAACATGCTTGGGATTCGTTTACACAAGAGATGCTAGAATATTGTATTAATGATGTTAAATTAAATCACAAAGTTTATGATCATTTAAAAATAGAATCTAAAGGATATACTTCTAAGTCTGTAATCATAGAGCATGAAGTGTATAAGATTATAACTCAACAAAGAAAGAATGGATTTTTAATTGACGAAAAGAAATGTATGCTTTTATTAGCTGAGTTAAATGAGTTATTAGTTTCGGTTGAAGATGAAGTAAGACAAGAGTTTAAACCAAAAGCTACCTTCAGATATTTAACTCGTAGGTATACAAAAACTGGAAGTATTTCTAGGACTGCTAAAGATCAAGATGGTATTGGAGTTAGACTAACTAACAAAGAGTATGCCGAAATAGAATTGTCTAATAACTATATTACGAGGACAACTTATACAGATTTTAATTTAGGATCTAGAAAACAAATAGGAGAATACCTTATAGACTTTGGATGGAAGCCAAAAGTTTTTACACCCACAGGTCAACCAGTAGTTGATGAACAAACTTTAATAAAAGTAAAAGATATACCGCAAGCTGTTTTAATAGCCAAGTATTTAACTGTTCAAAAAAGAATTGCACAGATAACTTCATGGATAAAAGAGATACAAGAAGATGGAAGGATACATGGATTTGTAAATCCTAATGGAGCAATAACATCTAGAATGACACACTCACATCCTAATACAGCGCAAATTCCAAACTCTTCAGCACCTTATGGAAAAGAATGTAGAAGTTGTTGGGTTGTACCAGAGGGTTATAAGTTAGTTGGTATAGATGCATCTGGATTAGAATTAAGAATGTTGGCACATCACATGAACGATAAGGAGTATATAAATGAAATCCTCAATGGAGATATACACACCGCTAATCAAAAATTTGCAGGACTTGAATCAAGAAATCAGGCGAAAACTTTCATATATGCCCTCCTGTACGGAGCCGGAGATGCTAAACTTGGGGAAGTGGTTAAAGGAAGTAGACACGATGGCAAAAGACTTAAACAACGCTTCTTTACTAGTCTCCCTGCATTTAAAACAATTAAGAACAGAGTATCAAGAGAAGCTTCTAGCGGATTCGTTAAAGGAGTAGATGGTAGAAAGATTAAAGTGAGGTCTGAACATAGTGCATTGAATACTTTATTACAAGGTGATGGAGCAATTATTATGAAACAGGCTTTAATTATATTTAATGATAAAATACTTAAAAGCGGTTATGATGCTAAGTTTGTAGCCAATGTACATGACGAATGGCAGTTAGAAGTTAAGGAAGATATAGCCGATGAAGTTGGAAGGCTAGGAGTTATTTCTATAAAGGAAACTACCTGTGCTTTGAAATTAAATTGTCCCTTAGATGGAGAATATAATGTCGGAAATAACTGGTCAGAAACGCACTAAGATTAATTCAGCAACAGGTAAGCCCTACTACTATAAGGATAACCCTGAAGCTGTTAAAGCTAGAGACTCTAAAAGAATGTTTGTTAACGGAAAGGAAGTGTCTAAGAAACATCCGTTGTACAAAGCGGGACGCTACAAAGGATTTACTAACGCGGCTTTTAGTTCACTACAAAACTATGAAAGATCAAAAGAGGGTCAAGTATATATCCTATGCAACCCTGCTTTTCCTGCTTGGTGCAAAGTAGGTATGGCTATAGACGCAGAAGACAGACTGAGACAGTATCAAACAGCATCACCCTACAGGGACTATGAGTTAGTAAAAACATATGATACTGACAATAGGCGAACAGCAGAAGCATACGCTCATGCTCTACTTGAAAATTATTACAAACGTAGAGGCGAGTGGTTTGTTTGTGATTTTAATTTAGCTATCACTAAACTAAATTCTTTATTTGAGGGAAAACAACTTGAATTATTCTAAATCTTTAGACACTTTAGTAAAAGACGTATATAAGCCTTTAGAAGACTTGTCTAATGGTATACCACTACCTATTACAGAAAGTGCCTTAGACGAGACTATGGAGCGTTTAAAGGGTGCTATACTGTCGTGGTCTAACCCTACAAAAAGAGATAGTGATTTTTCACTAAGAATGTCTAATATAGGTAGACCTGCTAGACAACTGTGGTATCAGAAAAGAGATACTTCAAGCAATACTGTTGATGCTATATCTCAAATAAAGTTTTTGTATGGACATATCTTAGAAGAAATAGTTTTAATGTTAGTTAGAATGGCAGGTCATGATGTTACTGATGAACAGAAAGAAGTTAAAGTAGATAACATTACAGGACACATGGATTGTAAAATTAATGGTGAAGTGGTTGATATTAAATCTGCATCTAACTTTGCTTTTAAAAAGTTTCAACAAGGAAGATTAGCTGATGACGATCCTTTCGGATACTTAGGACAGCTTGCAGGATACGAAGAAGCGGAAGGTACTAACAACGGTGGATTCTTAGTTATTAATAAAGAATCAGGAGAGCTTTGTTTGCATCGCCCAGAAGAGTTAGATAAACCTAATATTAAAAATAAAATAAACAATCTTATAGCATCTTTAGATTTAGATGATAAACCAGAAAGATGTTATGATCCTTTACCAGAAGGTAAGAAAGGTAACTACAAACTACCTAAGTCTTGTGCTTGGTGTAAGTATAAATTCGATTGTTATAATGATGCTAATGATGGAGCAGGGCTTAGAACATTTAAGTATTCTAATAGTCTTGTTTATTTAACTCACGTTGCATCAGAACCACAGGTAGAAGAAATATTATGAACGGTAGAAAATCTAAAAAGATTTCTAAACAATGTAAAATTGTATTAGTTGAGTGGCTTAAAACTTTATTGCCGCAAGAAGAAGCAGATAAAATATCTGTAGAAAATTGTTTAAACTTTGTACCTGAACAAACACACTTCTATGCTAACAGAACTATATATTTAAATTCTTACAATCCAAAATGGATTAAAAATAAAATAAAAAAGATTGTAAATTTACTACCTTTTAAACCGATACAATCAATTAGTTTAAAGGATGTTGAATGGATAACGAACAAAAATTAGATTTACAAGACTGTATGTTTTCTTTGAGTCATTGAATGAATGTGGATGGCGGTCATGTTGATAATGTATCTTTAGAAGTATGAATAAAACTAAAAAAATTAATTGATTTTGAAATACAAAAAAAACAAAAGGTAACTATACATTGACTAAAAAAATAAAAAAAGGTTTTCGTAAACCAAGAGTTAAAAGACCTGTAGAAAAAGATCTTGTAAAAGGATATGACTCTAATTGGGAATACGAATTACATACAGGTATTTTAGATTCGTGGGACTTTCATTTTGATAAAATTAAATATGTTGTTGAGCATACCTATGAACCTGACTTTACTAAAGAAGTAAAAAACAAAACTGTTTTACTTGAAGCTAAAGGTAGGTTTTGGGACTACGCTGAATACAGTAAATATGTATGGATTAATAAAGCACTTCCTAAAAATACAGAGTTAGTTTTTTTATTTGCTAATCCTAATGCCCCAATGCCGCAAGCTAAAATGAGAAAAGATGGAACTAAAAGAAGTCATGGAGAGTGGGCAAGTGCTAATGGTTTTAAATGGTTTAGTGAAGATAGTATACCTAGTGATTGGATAAACGAAAAGAAAAGAGATAGTTTTGATGTCGAATGAAATAGAAGATTATTTAAGGATGCAAAGTGATATGGCTAGAAATAGTATAGATGATGCTACCCCCGAAGAATGGGATAGATTAAATTGGAATAGGGCTTCAACCGCTATTACGGAAGCAGTAAATCACCCACCGCATTATAATCAAGGCGATATAGAAACGATTGATTATATAATTGATGTATTAGGAATTGAATATGCTGTTAGGTATTGTCACGGTAATGTGTTAAAGTACACAGGATCTAGATTGTTTAATAAAGGTAAAACAATAGAGGACGCTCGAAAGGCTATATGGTATTTAAATAAAATGGTCGAGCTTTTAGAAAATAAATGACTACTTTTAGCAGAAAAGATGAAAGAAGAGATAGGTTTGTGCGTAAAAAAAAGTTTAACAAAATAGAAAACTCTTCTAAGTTAAAAAAAATAAAACACAAAGACAATCAACCAAAGGATAGAGAATAAAACAATGGATCAGTATCAAGAGTTTATACATAAAAGTCGTTATGCTAGGTGGCTTCCTGAACATAAAAGAAGAGAAACATGGGCAGAAACTGTTTATCGTTATGTACAGTTTTGGAGAGACAGAGAACAAATAACTGTAGCAGAAGGACAGAAAATATATGAGGCTGTTTATAACTTAGATGTTATGCCATCCATGCGTTGTATTATGACAGCCGGAGAAGCATTAGATAGAGATAATGTAGCAGGATTTAATTGTAGTTATTTGCACATAGATTCTCCAAGGTCTTTTGATGAACTCATGTATGTTCTTATGTGCGGTACTGGTGTTGGCTTTAGTGTAGAAAGAAACTTTATTAATAAACTCCCGGAAGTTGCTGAATCTTTTCATCCAACTGATACGATGATTGTTGTAGCAGATAGTAAGATAGGGTGGTCTTCTGCATTTAGAGAGTTAATTAGTTTACTTTATGCAGGTAAGATTCCTAAGTGGGATTTAAGTAAAGTAAGACCTGCCGGAGCTAGATTAAAAACTTTTGGCGGCAGAGCTTCTGGCCCTGAACCCTTAGATGATTTGTTTAATTTTTGTGTTGGTATATTTACAAAAGCAAAAGGACGTAAGCTTACTTCTATAGAATGCCACGATGTTGTTTGTAAGGTTGCAGACATTGTAGTTGTCGGTGGCGTTAGGCGTTCTGCTTTAATTAGTTTATCTAATCTTTCGGATCAAAGAATGGGTAAAGCTAAGATGGGTTACTCGTGGCGCAATGAGGGTCAAAGAAGATTCGCTAACAATAGTGTAGCC